TTTGGCCAGTTCTCTGTGCGTCACATGGGCACTCCCGCTGATGCTGCTTTCGAGGTTGCTATGGGCTTCCTTGACAGCCTAAATGCGGTTGTTGAAAAACAAAAACAAATGGCTGCTGTTATCCTCTCCCCCTCTCAAATAGAAGGCTTCACCCGACAGGCACTGGCTCTTCGATGGGGCGGTGTAGCCTTAACAGCAGACGTATCTAATGTAGCTAAAGCACTTCGTTCAGAAGACGAAGGGGATAGCTTATGGACAGTCTTTAACAGGGTACAAGAAGCATGTACCCTTGGAGGATTTAAGGTCGAGGGCATGAAAAGAAAAGGCCGTCCGCTCACATCAGCAGTAGCAGACCTAGTCTTCAATCAAAAATTGTTCGAGTTGGCACTGTCTTACTCAATTCAAGACGCTGAATTTGAGGTATTGAATTGATGAATGATTTTTAGATGCTTGGCCGAAAACGCAATGTTAGTAGGCCAAGTAATTTTTAAACCGAACCTAATTAAAATGAACTTTTAACCATCTTCAGTATGGCAGCAATGATACAACGCAAACCCAATACTGAAGCATATTCTTAACCATCCCTTTAATAGTAGGATTAACTCAAAAAAAGTCCGCAGTGCGGACTAAAATTTTAAACCAAACCATGCTCATAATTGGTATTTTATTAGTGATGGCCTTTGTATTTGGCTTAAAAATCCCAAAAAAAATCAATCAAAAAAATAACCTTAAAAAATATGAAAAGTATGATCAAGATTGGTACAATGACATGAACTCTTAACTTTGAAACGATAAACTTTCTGCGAACACTAAACTTTTAAACTCTACAAAAGAGTATTAAGCACCCAAGTTGGGTTTAATCGCTAACCTCTACATGCGTTGCGTAAATCCAATGTTATCGGTTAGTTGTTATTATGAAAAGAGAAGTTTATTACTCAGATGATTACGCTGTCTTAAATGCAGACAGTTTTAGTTTTTATTATGGGTATGAAGTTACAAATCAAGTTGATGACAAGGAAGAATGGTGCTTTAATGTTGTAAAAGACGGGAAAGAGATATTTTGTAAAACAACATCCGAACTTGAGGAAGTTGTCAAAGATTGCCCTTATAGAGATGTAAGGGATTATCTTATGGCTGGTATTGCTTTGTGGATGGTGTCGCAAGAATGACCAATAAAGGTTTTAGGCTTTGAAATAGCCGACTTAAAGAATTTAATTATTAACCGATATTTTTCAGGCGGCTATTGCAAAACAACTGTTGGCCTATAGCATTTTTCACAACACAAATTAAAATGGAACAAAAAAGAAACTGTGCGTTTCAATACGCAAAAATGAAAAAAGGTGTTTTTAGAGACACCGTAATTATTTGCGATAAATCAGAATTGACGATTGAAGAGGCAAAGAAACTCTGGGACTCCCATTTTGCCGACGCGGCAAAATGGATAAAAGAAGGGAATACGGTTGAAATGGTTATTTGGATTAACATGGAAACCCCAGAATCATACAGTGATTATTTGCAGTATATTTCGGCGGATGCTGAAAGTGACGGAAATTCAATTTGGAAAACAGAGAAATCATATTTTAATAAGTATAATGATGATATGGTTTCAACTTAGAACTTTGGTGTAGGCGACACTACTATACTATCTTCACCAAACTCTATTTTTAACAAATTATTAAAACAAAGACTCTTGTATAAGTGAACATAATGTTCGTACATTTGCGCACGTTAAAATAAAAATTCATGGATAACAACGCAATTATAATGATCGTTATTGGCACAATAGCCTTTCTTCTCATGTTTGGAGGAGGCAATGGCCATAAACACAGCCATCAAAATCATGGAGTGAAGTTGTTTACTTCCAAAGATTTGCACCAAATAAACCAATACAGGGCTAACAGGTCCTTGCAAGATCATAGCGCATCACAAGCATCTGTTTTTTTAGCCCTTTTTGCTATAATATGCGCAGGTCTTTGCGCATTTTGTATCCCTGAAAATTTCATGGGATACAAAAATTTTAACGGCTGGTGCTCGCTTATTTGCATCGGTCTTGCTCTTTTTTTTGTAGTTTTATCAAAATTAAGCGGTGTTCACATTGACCCGACAAACAAATACGCTGACGACAACGAAGATGACTACTAAACTTTCTAAAAAAATAACCAAAGCCATTAAAAAAATGGCTAAGGTGGTTTACTTGACAAAAACTAAACATACTGGTGATACAAATGGTAGCCAAGGTTAATTTACTATACTGTGTACTCCTTGTATGTTTAGGAATGTGTATTGGGTACTACATATTGTCTAACCTTTTTAGGCCGAGCGAAAAGTATATCTTTAAGCAAGGCGCTGTTTATGGGGCAAGGATGTACAAAGAACATGTTCACAGGATGGGAACCTTTAATTACGTTGATGACTCTACTGTTATAGTAATAACGAACAACGATTCATTGGTAATATATAAATGGAGGTCAAATATTGAGAAATAATGAATGGATTGATCTACCTGTTTACCAAACAGAGCTATACCCTAAAAGAATCAGGGACATAGCGAAAAAAGTTGGGGCAACGGTAGAAGAAATTGCAAATAACGAAGGAATCGCTCCCGGAGCAGTGCTATGGGAGTGGGTTAAGAGAGAAGACATTATGGATATTTTCAGGATAATCGAGTATCCAGAAGATGATACCATGTCTGTTATTATATTACTAAGCGGAGAACAATTGATAGTAAACATGCCACATAGAAAATTAATGGCAAGAATACACAAATTTCTCTTAACAGAACCTCAGTACGATTTCTCGCAAGAAGGTTCTGCGCAGGTCGAAATCGTAGAAATAAACGGAGAACGCAACGACGAACAGTAATTCGGAATGGAAAAGAAGAAATTTAAACACAACAAAGTCCCTGTTGACTTATTACAGCACTGCTTCGAGCAAAAGGCTGTGCACGGGGACTTAAAGGTGTTTTTGGGGACGGACTCAATCTTTATAGAAGGAAAGATACACTACTTCACAGTGGTAGCCTTTAGGTATGGTAAGAGCGGTGTCCATTTCATATATACCAAGGAGACGATTAACTCGATAAGAAAAGAGTCTGGTAAGCCCGACATTTTCACCAGACTGTGGAAGGAATGCGAACTGTCAATGGCTTTAGCCCGTTTCTTTGTAGAAAAGGGAGTCTTTGATATTAAAGACATTATCATAGAAATAGACTACAACAACGTTGTAGAAACTATTTCTAAGCAGTTAATACCCGCTACAAAAGGGTGGGCAACAGGGGCAGGGTTCAAGTGTTTGGCCAAAATACCGCACAACCACAACAAGCCGGTAAGAACTTTATTGGAAGACATGGTATGTATCGGCAACCCCGAACTTGACATCAACGGGAGGCCGTTACATCCTGAAGACTGGACAGATGTTCAGATTGCTTGTAAAGCGGCAAACCACCTGTGTAAAGGTGTTTGATATGTGCTTACTAAAAGCCATACTAATATCTGCATATTTATCCTCAGTAGTAATTTCCCTGCTCTTAACTTTATTCGCCTATTACCACATAAAAGATAACAAAACTATGAAAGTTATGGACATGGATATTCGCATTAAATATCCAGCACTAATAATTACTGTTCTGATTATCCTATCGCTTGTCCCAGTGCTCAACACAATTGTTTCTAACAAACTGGTTCGAAAAATATTAATTTAATGAAATATAAAATATTAACATCCCAGTACATGCAGATTGCTGGGGCACATAGACTGCCGTTAAAAGTATATAAAATAATCGCTCTAAAATCTTTCGATGTACTTATAAAAGGTTCTCAAAAGAACAACTATGTTGACAGAGTAGTAACCGTAAAAGAGGGAGAAATAGGCGGCTATATTCAATCTCAGTCAAATCTTCCACAGGAAGATAATAGCTGGGTATTTAACACTGCCTGTGTGTTTGAGAATGCAACCCTTGATAATTCAGCAGTACTTGACAATGCCAAAGTGTGTGACAATTCTAAAGTATCCTGCTCTACAATAAGAGGCAGGACAAGAGTATTTGGGGCATCTATTGTTGTCAATACATTTACAGATGACAATGTAGATATATCAGGAGGATCACAAGTATCAGACTCCTACCTGTATAACGCTGCGAGGGTAGACGGAAAGTCTAAAGTAGAAAAATCAAAAATGTTTGTAGGCTCAAGGGTTAATAAATATTCTCACATAATTAACTGTGAGTTGACCGATCAAGCAGAAGTCACAGATGGCGCAGTATGCACTAACTGCAACTACTCAGGGCAAACATTTGTAAAAGGAGGAACTCACTCTAACGAAACTATAAAGCAAGAAGTGCAACTCGATGTTGTATCAGTAGCAGATCCAAACCGTAAAGACTTTTAAAAAACAATAAAATGGCAAAAATAAAAAGACCGAGCGGCCTATTAGGGCTATGGTGGTTCATCAGAGGGTATAAGTAGTGTCTTGGAGCTTGTTCAAAACAAAGTGTATGGTATTGACAGGTCAGCAGCACATATCAGTGCCACAGTTTGCCCAGACTATTTCTGATGCCTACCATCAGGCTGTATCCTTACACTTCGATACCATGACCGCTGGCGGGCGCATTGTAAACAATGCACCTAAATTTCCTATACTATACCAGCAAATCCTTGCTCAGTGCAACGCAAACCTTGCTTCACATAGCGAGGTACATTTGTTGAATCAAATAGGCCCGTTCATACTCTCGTATTGGACGGGATTAATCATTACTGGCCCTACGGGAGTCGTTACTATACTGAGTCCCGGAAATTGGGTAGGGGTTCCAGTAGTCCAAAATATGGACTTTAACATCATGCTTAATACCATGATAACTTGTTTTAGGACACATATTATGACTGTTACAGGTCAATATGTATCAAGTGTAGTTCCGGGGGTAACTTCTCCTTGGAGCGGAGCGCTTCTACAAGCGCTTCCTTAAATTTTTATCAATATTTATAAATAAAAGGAGGTTTAAAATGAAACTAAAAAACATTTATAAAGAAATAATAACAGAAAGAATTGGGGTTGTAAATGAGGCTAGTTTGTCAAGGCTATTAAGTATGGCAAGCAAAAGAGACTTTTGCGTAGCCACGGGTTTTAGATCCGGAAACGATCTAAAAACAAACAGACAATTAAATAGAGAACTTAACGCTGCCCTCGCATCAAAAAAAATGGGCGGGTACTCTTTAATAGGGCACTGGCAAGAAGCACCTGATGGGGTAGAATATAAAGACGCTGACCCCGAAACTTTGCAAGATTCTGTTGAAGAATCTGTATTGTTTATAAGGCCAGAAAGTATGCAAAGGAAAGAATTTGTAGATCTATGTGTATCCATTGCTCGAAAGTTTAACCAAGATGCTGTTGTATTAGGTCTTGTAGACAACGAGGCTAAATTTAACAGCAAAGGATTCACACTTAACAAAGAAGTAAGAGAAGATGGTACAGACTTTCCAGAATCTGGCATATATCTTCTGTTCAAAGATGGAAGTATGGACAAGATAGGGAATAGCCTTACATTAGGCAAGATATCGCAAGCGTACTCCCAAATGAAAAACAAGAAAAATGTCCCATTTGTTTTCGAGGGTGTCCTCCAACCTACGAACAACATAGGCAAACAGGCGTTCAAATCAAGAAACATAAAATACCTTATATAAGGATAGATGAATGACAGTATCAGAAATAAAAAAAATACAAAAAGAATTAAATATCCCGCTAACAGGAAAGTATGACTCTTTTACAAAAGCCGCTGTAAAGAACTTTCAGCAAAAGAACAAACTTCCTGCGACTGGCATATTTGACAACTCCACAAAAGAGTTGCTTTTAAAGGACAGTACGGAAGGTTTATTAACTACTGATCTAAGCGAAAACAAACACATAATAAACAGATACCTGCTCAAACCAGAAGAATACTACACAACAAACGAGAATAAAGAATGGCTGTTCCTACATCATACGGCAGGATGGAACAATCCTTTTGCTGTAGTGGATGCTTGGGAGGCAGACACAAGAGGGAAGATAGGAACAGAATACATTGTTGGGGGAAGGCACATACAAACGCTGGACGCAAAATATGATGGACAGATTGTACAATGCTTTCCCAGCCACAAGAACTATGCTTGGCATTTGGGAATAGGGAACACAAAGGTTCACAGGGCGAGCATAGGCATAGAGGTGTGTAATTTTGGATGGTTAGTTAAGGACGGAAACGACTTTAAGACATACATAAGCCTTGATAACACAGGAAAGATAGTTAAAGGAAGGGGGCCAATTGTGAACCCAAGTGAAGTTTGTGATTTGGGCAAAGAGTTTCGAGGTTTTAGGTATTACCACAAGTACACAGACGCACAATTATCTTCCCTTAAATATTTGATAACAAAGATTGCAAACGAGACAGGTATAGACATTACCAAGGGACTAAAAGAAAGGATAAGGAGATCCACCGATCCTTTTGCTGCTTTTGACTTTGACCCAAACGTGGTGGCCGGGAAGGTAAAGGGGCTTTATTGCCATACTAATGTATCGGCAAGAAATAAATACGGAGGCTTTGATAAATGGGACATCACACCACAACAAGGTGTAATAGATATGATACTATCTCTATGAAAGAAAAATGAAAATAAATAAATTAATAAAAGACCAAAAATGAGATTAGAAGACTTGCTTGAAAAAGAAAATATTAAAAAAGACTTAATAGGTGATGTGAATGATTTTGGTGATGAAGAGGTAAAAATGTCCAAAGAACATGCTTATAAAGAAGTCATTGACGATAAAATTGATAGTAATACAAATTTTGTTATCCCCGATTATCTGATTAATGATCCGGAGGTGGTGGGTTACCCTGACCTTGAAATGCAGAAGGGGCTTTATGAATGGGTACTGAGAGACCTTCCTGTAAGCGGCTATTCTATAAAAGACATTGGAGCAGGGAGAGGGGATTTTTATGGATATATGAACGAGCAGGCTATTAAAGCAAGCCCGTCACCCAGATACACAGGTTTTGAAACTAAAGATAGTTTAGTAGCTGCCGGGCGAAGAAAGTACGAAAATATAGAACTTGTACAATCTGATTTCTTAGATTCAGACCTCGTTACAGACTATACTATTTGCATCGGAACCTTGAATGAGTCACATGGAAATGATAAGTGGGAATACTTTAACAAAACTTTAAAACACTGCCTTGACACAACAAAAGTAGCCATAATATTCGTTTTGTCAGCCGATATGGGCGGCTTTGACGGGTTTTTAGACTACCCGCTTACAGAAATAATATCACACATTCCTAAAGGTCTTAGGTTTAATATTGATTATACTAAATTTGAAGATATTTACAAATTGACCGTCCATATCGGCGGGTATAATGACTAAACTTATATTATATGAGCGTAAACCAACGACATGCAATTGATCAAAAAAAAGTGCAAAAATTCGGCAAACACTTTGGGTCTATTGACTTTGAAGTAGGCCCAATCTCACATGCAGTACTTGAACTAAATCGTCAAGACACTAAGGCAGGAAAGTTCCTAATTGGAGGAAAGGAGTTTGACTGCACTTTGGCAGAGCTAGACAGGATCATCGAAACTTGCCAAACTGCAAAAGAAGTATTCTTTCAGAAATACCGTTTAGGACTTTAAGTACAGAAAGAAAATAATGGCCAAGAAAAGTCATCTACATCAAATAATGTGGGTGACTTTTCTGCTTTTATGGCTTTAAAATAGCGTTTTTTAAATCTTTAACACATCGTTAACTCATTTTTTCTTGCTTACCTCTTGCACATGTCAAAAATTTCTCGTAACTTTGCACTATAATTAATATAATTATAAAAATATTTTTTAATAAAAACGGGAGAAATTTTTAATTTCTCCCCATTCAAAGCAGGTACTGCTTGAATGTGTTTTGTAACTAAGAAAAACAGTTATTAACTTATTATATTTAAATAATAATAGTTAATAATGACATAACTATGTCAATGACCAATTTGACCAGATTTTTCCCTTATATTATTGCTGGATCTGCGTTACTTGTTTCAGTAATTGGATCATATTATTCAATTTCTGGGATAGGTAGAATCTTTGCCGGGCACCAAGTGGGAGCCACTTTTATGGCGTTTGCCCTTGAACTTGGCAATATTGTCACAGCATCTGCTTTAAAATTATACTGGCACGATCTTCCAAAGCTGTTGAGGAACTATCTTTGTTCCGCAGTTGTGGTTCTTTCCATTATAACCTCCATCGGTATCTATGGATTTTTGTCGGACGGTTATCAGTTAACAAACAACAAAGATAAGATAGTCCAAGCAAGAATGGACTTAGTTAAGAAGAAGAAAGAAAGGTTTGAGATTCAACTTGCCGACTTAAAAAAAGAAAAAGAAGAAGTGAACGCTTCTATTTCAAATCTAAGAAAATCACTATCTACTGACAATCAATACCAGACTGTTGACAAGAAGGGAAATGTCCTTACCCAAATTCAGGCAACTCAAAAGAAAGGAGTTCAAGCAGAACTAAATATATCCACGTCAAAAAGCAATGATCTTTCTTTAAAGATAGATAGGCTAAATGATTCGATATCTGCCTATGATGTTAAGATTATCGAGATTCAGGCCAGTAACGACGTTTCTTCTGAGCTTGGGGCGTTGAAGTACATATCGAACATTACGGGTTCCAGCATGGATGTTGTAGTCAACTGGTTCCTGATATTGATTATGATTGTTTTCCAGCCTCTTGCCATAGCGCTTATTTTAGCGGCTCTCTTTGCATTTTCAAAGAAATTCAAAGACAAGGAAGAATTAATACCAGTAGATTCGCCGTCAATTCCAGATGCTCCTGCAATTGATACGAAGCAAAGGGCAAAGAGGAAGTACAAATCAAAAAGGAATAAAGAAATTGATGATTCTGAAATAGACTCCGCAAAAACTTTCAATATTAAAATTGAAGGTTTAGAACCGGGAGAGGAATTGTTTCCAAACAGCACAACCGACACAGTAGCAGAGAAAGACCCTCCGACAGATAAAAAGGTCAGAAAGAGAAGGGTTGTAGAGACCGGTCTCCCTGAAGATTTGGCCACGCATTTATCAGAAAGTTTAAGTAAAAAAAAAGACTAAGTGAACCACAAATAAAAATGATGTCCCACCAAGAAATACAGGCATGGGAGAAGAAGCATAATGGAGAACTTTAAAAAATTCAGCTTATACGAAGATACAAATAGAAAAATATTTTCCAAGTTCATTGCCCCAGACCAATTAGAAGAGAGGGTGCTTGATATAAACATTTCAGAACCTGAGACGTTGTACAGCATGTCATCTAAAGTAAGAGAATTTTTAAAGGATAAACCAGAAGACTACGAACTCACGTTATATTTAGTCTGTGGCAACATACCGTCAAAAGACGCAGGTTTGTTCGCAGAATACTTAAAAGATTTAACACAGCCAATCGTAGTCGTTTTTAGAGGTATTGTGCACTTTGATTTCATCCATCTTTTCTTGGATAACTTGGTTTACTTAAACACAAGCAGTCAAATACAATACTCGAAGATAAAATTACACGACACAATGAAGAACCTGCTCACAAAACCTGACACATATAAGAAGTTTGTGCAGAGGTTTGTTGACGAGTATTGGAAATTAAACGAAGGGAACATGCTTCCTATATCAGAACTTGAGGCGCTTGGGATAAAAACAGAACCTTTGCAAAAAAATTAAAAATAAATATAATAAAAAATAATGGCCGAGTTTTACTTAACCGACAAACAGATTCAAGCAAACTGGAAAACCTTCAGAGAGATAGTCAATGAAATTTCTCCACGAAGGAAGGACGCGATGAACAGAATGTACGACGAACTTGATGAAAGGGTTGCGATGGCACCTGCTTCAAGTTATGAGTACTTCCACAACGCCATACCGGGCGGATACGTGGATCACGTGTTAAGGGTTTACAATAACGCCCTTAAACAATATGAACTATGGAAGAGTTCCGGTATGATAGTTGACAATTTTACATTAGAAGAACTGTCTTTCGCGGCAATCCATCACGATATTGGAAAGTGCGGTATGCCCGGAGAAAATGGATGTCTATATCAGACAAACAAAAGCGAGTGGCACAGAAAAAACCAAGGCAAGATGTATCAAACAAATCCCGACCTTATGTTCATGGATCACGCTGACAGGGGATTCTATTTGTTAAATTACTACGGAATTCAATATTCAGCCAACGAGATGCTGGGGATGAAACTTGCGGATGGGATGTATTCTGATCACAATAAGCCTTATTTAGTATCATACGATCTCGATAAGAAATTAAGGAATAATATAGGCTTGATACTTCATCACGCTGACTTAATGGCAGCAAGGTTCGAGTTTGAGAGGTGGGCAACTACTTCCGAAAAGTTTCAGTTGTATGACAATAAAGTTCATAAGCAACCAGCACAAGAACCTGCTGTAGGTGGCGGAAGCGCAGCGAATAAAAAACATCTTGATATTTTTGCTAAGGTATTTGCAGAGATGGAAAAAGAAAAGGGTTAGAATGGTAATTATTTTATCAATAGTAACTTTTGTCCTTATTGCTTTGCTAATAGTAGCATTTATAGCGATAAGAAACCTTTTGAGTCAGAACGACACTTTGTTGGAAAATTTGCAGATTTACAGTAACAAGATTGAGCAAATAGAGGATGAGACTATAAAATACCACAAGTACTTCCTTGAATTATTTACACAAACTTACCAAGAGCTTCAAAGAGTCAACAAAAGGGGGAGTTTTAGCAGTGACGATGAGGTTGGATTTGCTTTTAGAGTGATCCTTTCGGCAATAGAAACGGCGAAGAACAAACTTTTAGCAATAGAAACAGAAGAGGAGGTATACCCTGAAAAAAAAACCTAACGAAATGTATTTCGGAAAGCACGTAGAAGAGGCGATTATAGAGTATAATACATCTGATAATCCAAAGCAAAAAGAAATAATATTTACCAAAAGGATTTACCCAGCACTACACAAATTGGCGGAAAATCAAATACACGCCAAGAAGTTTAACGATTACGGGTATAGCACCTACGATGAGAAACTACATGAATGTGTGGTACACCTTCATTCAAGGTTAGAGAAGTACGATCTCACTAAAGGGAGTGCTTTTTCCTACTTTAATAGGATATCTATAAACTGGGTATGGGCGGAGATGAAGAAAGTAAAAGAAGATAGACAGTTTAAGGGAGACATAGAAGAGATAGACATGAGGAGAAATGTCTTAAATGAAATATCTAACGAGATTCATCTCGAAGATTTAGAGGACTTTTGTTCTAAGTGGTCTGCGTGGGGCATATCACACTTAGACCATTTGTTTTTGACAAAAAGGGATAAACGAATAGGAGAGGCAGTCTTTAACTTGTTTAAAAACGTAAAAAGTCTTGATATTTATAACAAGAAGGCTTTGTACATAATGGTGAGAGAACAGGTTGACGTAAAAACCCAATATATTACAGATGTCATAAAAATTATGAAGCCCTTGCAAAGAGCAATGTATGCCGATTATCAAAAAAATGGAACATGTAATTGGAATAAGTTTCTCTTACATTTTCCAGAAGAAGAGGAAATAGATGAAATCCATAATGAAATCGAAGAAGAGTTCAAGTCCCTTATTTACGCTTGACAATGGTGATGAAGTAAGGTTTGAGGACTTGTTGAAGAAAATATACACAAACTCTGAGGAGAAGAACCAAAACATAACTGCCACAGCCCAGCGAATAATGGCTTTGACCAAGACGCTAAACGATATGGTAGTTATGATGCCTATACTCGTTGACATGCAAAAGGCTGCTATTGCCAACGACGATATGCTCGTTAAGATGGCTGCCATTGTACAGAGAAGTCAAAACGCAAAATCAAAGGACGCCGGTCTCGATAACACTCTTATCACCGAAGAAGAACGTAAAATATTGATGGACGCTGTAAGAGAATCCAAGAATATTCCGGGCAGTTCGTCAGAAGGATAGTTAAAATGGAAAAGAAACACAATTGATTTTATTTTTGCATGAGTGTTTACTTCCGAAGCCCAGCCCATCGGATCTGCCGTGGCTGGGCAGCTCACATAATGGTCGGCATGTTTTAGCATATAAAAAGCACCAAGAATGTTAAAAATACAATAACCTCAAGAATATATCCCAATATTTTTTAGGAACGGAGGGGATTTTAATGATTGCAGCCGAAGTGGTTGAAACTAAGTATGCCTTTAAACCAAATCAAAAAGACCCAGACACGGGAGATACGCTTCCACTTGGGTCTATACAAGTTCGCATTGGTTCGCACGAATCGAACATCGGTCAAGTTCGTAACCTGTTTTGTCGGCCAGCGGTGTTTAATCGTCGAATCCCTAATATTGGAGAAATAGTATATTTAATATCTGCGCCTACGAACGACTTTAGTACTTCTAAAGTCAAAAATTCAGGATTTTTATATTTTAGCCCGCTAAACACTACTGATGACATTGTTTCCCATCAGTTTCCGAGACTATGGAAGAGAAAATCATCAACTTCTAACGGAGGAGCTGAGAGGAAGAGCGACAAAGAAGAGCCGGGCTATACTTTTCCAAAGAATCCTGCGCCTTTGGACAGGTTACAGCCTTTTGAAGGGGATGATTTATTTGAAGGAAGGTTCGGCCATTCTATACGTTTTGGATCAACCGTCCAAGGGGACGACAGTGTTTATTCAAAAAAACCGACATGGAAGGGTACTAAGAACGGAGACCCTATAACAATCATTAGAGTTGCTAAACCTACTGGTGATGGGAAGAAGTACAATATTGAGGATATTGGAAAGGATGAGTCGAGTATTTACTTGACATCTGCCCAAAGCCTCAGCAAGCTGAAAGGCGGTTTTGACAAGAATACGGACGTAAAACAACTTGGACAGAAGTCAATAGCACAGATTGTAGCCAACTCCAAGAGAGTAGTTATAAATGCTTATGATGATACCTTATTTTTAATTGGAAAGGAAAAAGCGATACTTACAGGAAAGAAGGTGTTGTTTCAGAGCGATAAATACAAGGTTGATCTCGATGAATTGATGGACTTCTTAAAGAAATGGCTTGGAGAGGACGCAAAGTTAGCACAAGGTTCTGCACAATACTCAACAGCAGCTGGGCCAACAGCAACCTCAACAAACGTATCTTCCTATATTCAGTTACAGTCTTCCGACTTCACAAAGTTTAAAATGCCATAATGTTGTGTAGTTGTTAAATTCAATCAGCCGAAATCGCCGGAAAGACGTCCAAGATAGTAAATAGAAGAATAAAATGAGGATAGGTCTATGACACAGAAAGAAGCCAATATACTCGTGGAAATTATTACAAAAGTAGTTAGAAAAGAACTTGGAACGTTCAGAAAACAATTGCTCCAAGAAGGTTATTCACCACAACCAGTCAGAAAACAAGTTGCCACCCAGCCAGCCGACAGGTTAACTGAGGTGCATAAGAATTTTAGGAATACAGTGAGGTTGAACAATGCTCCTAAGAAGAACATGAGTAAAAACCCTTTACTAAATTCAATTTTACAAGAGACTATTTCAATAGAAGAGGCTGAAAGACAGGCAGACGAAATGGCAATACTTGAGAGTGTAAATCTCCCAGTAGACATCAATGGAAGGTTAATATCAAGTAATGCAAACGTAGATCATGTACTTGAAGCAATGAACAGGGATTACTCTGGAATGTTTGCCCAAAAGGGAAAATCAACGCCCGCATCAGTAGCCGCAAAAAATCAACTTAGAAACGACTTCCTTGCAGCAATTGAAGACGATTTCCTTATAAATGATGCACAGAAAAGAAACCGAACGGAACAGTCCACATACCCAAGCGTTGAACCTTTTTCAAAAGACGAGGAAGATTTAGACTGGTTAAATTATGTATCTTAATTACAAACGTACTTAATGAAACTTTTTAATATAAAAAAGTATTACTATGATTAAAAATTTATTAGATGGGGCGAACTATGAGGATAATAAAATATGCTATTAAAATATTACCCAGAAGATGATTATAATAATACTATTGGCATACTTTTGCCTATGAATGGCCGTTCTGATCGTGCATCAGACGGCTTTTTTGCTATGTCAAGGACTACCGAAGAACAGGCTATCTCAAACTACATAAACCTCTTATTAACTAAGAGGGGAGAAAGGTACATGCAACCGGAGTTTGGGATAGGAATACAGTTCTATCTCTTTGAGCAAAACGTCGAATCTCTCAGACTTGAACTTGAATCAGAGATTTACCGTCAAGCAAGATTTTGGCTGCCTTACATAATAAACCACAACATTGATGTAAAGCCTAAAGCGGATATTCCCGGATTGAACGGCGACCCAGAGAACGCACTTCAAATTGTAATAACCTTTTCCGTCACCGAGGCAGGGGCAAATAGAACCATAGCCCTTTTTCAGAAAGAGGGCAGGATAAGTTACAATATAACATGACGAAAATAAAGGCTACCTTACTTGGAATTCCACAACAAAGGTTTGTGCCACAAAAATATTTTCATACCTCTGTCAAAAAGCCTAAGATCGAATACATTGAACTGTACAGTTTTGATTTTGAATGCGATATGACTTTTGAGGAGGTACGAGAGTACAAGTATAAGTACCTTCCCCAACCAAAGTTCAGAAAAAAAATAGAAGAAATGTTCAACTTGAAAATTCCGATATTTATAAGGAAATTAGTATGGAAATTGGAGGACGTAAGCAATGGCTATGCTAAATAGCAGGTACAAACGTAACATAAGTTATGTAAATAAAGATTTTGCGGAATTTAGGATTGCGTTGATAAATCACGCAAAACAATACTTTCCAAACACAGTAAACGACTTTAATGAAGCATCTCCCGGAACAATGATGATAGAGATGGCAAGCTATGTAGGAGATGTGCTTGCATTCTTTGCGGATGTAAGCCTTCAAGAGTCGTTACTTTCTAATGTTGAGGAGAGGATCAACCTTTACAATTTGTCTCAAGGCATGGGGTATAAGGCTAAGACAGTTGTTCCTGCATCTGTTGACCTTGACATATTTCAACTGATACCATCAGTAGGATCTGGCACAAACACTAGACCTGACTTTAGATATGCCTTGTACGTTAAGGAAAACATGCAAGTGTCTACTTCGGATAAAGATGCCGTTCCATTCTACACTAAAGATGCCGTAGACTTTAGATTCAGTTCGAGTTACGATCCAACTACTATAACGGTATATTCCGTTACAGGTGACGGCGCTATTGAATACTACTTGTTGAAGAAAAAGGTTAGAGCCGTTAGCGGTCAGATAAGAACCAAGACATTTCAGTTCTCAGAACCAAAGATATACGATAAAATAGTACTTCCTGAAAACAACGTAACTGAGGTTATAAAGGTCACAGATAGTGACAACAATGTGTGGTATGAAGTGCCTTACTTGTCTCAAGACTTGGTTCCTATTTCTGTAAGAAACGTTCCGTATAACGATCCTAAATTAAGCAAGTACAGAAGTTCTGTCCCTTACATACTTTCTTACAAGCAGACCGAGAGAAGGTTCATAACAAGACTTAGAAAAGACGATCGCTTAGAGATTCAGTTTGGCTCTGGCTTGAGCAGTGAAGCAGACGAAGAGATTGTCCCGAATCCTATGAATGTAGGGCTTGGGCTTAACTATTTTGAGAGGGTTGCAGATGTGAGCATAGACCCTATGAACTTCCTCTACACACGCACCTATGGCAGCGCGCCAGCAAACACAGTGCTCACTGTTCAATATGCCACTGCAACAGGGGTTTCAGATAATGTATCGTCTAACCTAATCACGGAAATTATATCAAGCGAAATAATTGACCCAGTTGATACTACCGACCCCACAGTATTGAACACCATTAGAGATTCCCTTTCAATTAACAACCCTTATCCAGCATTTGGCGGACAGAATAGGAAACCGCTTGAATCAATAAGACAAGAGGCTATGGCCAACTTTGCTGCACAGAACCGAGCAGTGACCAAGGAAGATTATATACTTAGATGCTTGTCCATGCCAGCAAAATATGGGGGTATCGCTAAAGCGTATGTAGAACAAGACTTTCAGTTAGGGCAGTGGAATGAGGAGAGGACACCAAACCCTTTTGCGCTGAACCTTTACATACTTGCTTCTGACTCCCTTGGAAACCCTATACCGGCAAACGAAGCGATTAAAGAGAATTTGCGTCAATATTTGCGCCAATATAGAATGATGACAGATGCCATAAACATAAAAGACCCTTTCTTAATTGATTTGGGAATAAATGTTGATGTAATTGTCCGA